GATAATACTTATGAAAGGTTTGGGATAAGGAAAGACAAATATAATCTTAATAATGTAGCTTCTATGCGACAAGCATTGTCGGCTGTTTATTCAAATGCTCTTAAAGACAATAGCACTGGGCCTTACGAAGCAATTTGTTTAGCTGCCAGTAATGATCCCACAAACGAGATCCCACTACAAGTCCAACCAAAAACACCAGGATTTTTATTGCGAGTTATTGCGAGGATACCCGAATTTCATGCAAGTCTCCCAAAGCCAGACGATGCTTTAGGCTGTGTGGAACTTAGAAATTTAGCGATATTGATGCACCCGGTGTTTTATAGTGTTTTGAAAAATAATGAAACTGTTCCTAAGCCGGGCAACAAAATTAAAGTTAATCTATTTTCTTCTAATGGCGGGCAATATGGAGAGTATCTTGGCATTGTAAATTCGTCTGAATCGGCTTCGCCCAGCTCATCTTCTAGTCCTGAAGAAATAATGAACAACTCAGAGATCGTACCCACGACTTTAGAAGATGCACCACAATACCATACCGATGAAGGGATCGCAGCTAAACAGAGAGCTTTAGAGTCCTACACAGCGGATTTTGATGAGATAGAAGAAGAGTTTACATTTAACGGAGGTTAAGAATAGTGGCGAAACAAAGTGCTAGAAATGGAACTGAAGCTCAAAAGAAAAGAGATGAGGAGTGCTTGGCCAGAAAGGCCAGCGGAGAATCTGTTAACTTAGACGGTCAAGGGGGCATCGGTGATGTTGAGGAGCCAATAGTCACCTATGAAAAGGTAGACAGTGAAATAGTTTTGCCAAGAAAGAATACCCATTGGGGTAGGCATAGGATAGCATTTGGCCGCGATAGGCACACGAGAGAGGCCCTCAGTGGGTATGGAGGGCGGGGCTGTACTGCTGCCGGGTCAATAGACATCGTAGTGGGTAGCGGAGGTCCTGAGCCCAAAGCAGGGACTGTGGTGGGACCTAATTTTTTTACTGATGCTGCTAGAATTTATTTGACCCAAAGGGGAGATATAGATCGATATTTTAATTTATCTCCTGATGACGCTAACGGGATATTACCATCGGAAAATAGGTCAGCAATAGGCATAAAAGCAGACGCGGTAAGGATAATCGGTAGAGAGGGAGTAAGAATTTATACTAATGCCCGCACAAAGGGTTCAGGAAAGGTAGAAGAAACAACTTCTCAAGGCGGAAATATTCAGTCCCATAATGGTATTCATCTTATAGCCAATTGCAGTACTGGAGTTATCGGTGAATTGGACCCCACCGTGCAATCGGCAAACTTACTATATGGTGGGCCATTTAATAAGGTTCAGCCAATGGTAAGGGGTGATTTGTTGGTTGCATTTTTAAAAGATTTAATAGAAGATATACAAAATTTATCAGACGCAGTAAATAATTTTGCCATGTATCAATTAAAATACAATACGCGAATCGCAGAACATTCTCACACTGTGGCCTCAGCGACTCCTGGCGTTGCAGTGCCGGATTTTGCATCGCTGATTCCGGGATCTGCATCGTCCACCATAAAGATTATTCAAGATACTCTAGTGAAAAATTCTCTAAATGTTGCAAATATGAAAATTGCAACTCAATTTAACTGGCTGGAAGCTAGTAGTCCTCTTTGTATTCTCTCTCCAAACAACAAAACTAATTAAGGATTAAGCTATGGCACAATGCCCAGAAATTGAAATTTATGATGATGATCCTTTTATTTATTATGCAAGAGCTTTAATCGATGCGTTCAAGCAGAGGTATGGCACAGAACTTAGCTCACATACTAATAAAAATGTTTTTGAAGAAGGTCTAGAAATAAACATAGATACAGATAGCGGCACCCCTTTTGACGACCCACTTCCGGAGACCTATTATATTGATACTAAGGAAGCTGGTGGGTTTAGTGACTGGAGTGGGGCTTTGCCTTACTATATAAAGGGTCCTAAATATACTATATTTAGCGATTATAGTATAAAGGAATGGTCAGTGGATGCAACGAGGACGACGACAGACGAGGAGGACGATTGGATAAGCATGGCCGGGTGTTTGGTTGTTCACCCTATGTTAAGAGTAGACTATGAAAGATATGTAGAAAAGGGTAGATCTGACACATACTGGGAAAACTGGTTCTCGACTGAAGAAGAGCTGCGAGAGGATGTTTTTAAAGAGGGGCCAGGCAGCCTTGGAAGTACTTCTGACGATCCAATGACTGATGCCCTTCAGTTTGCTTTCTTACTAGAAGTATTAGATTCCTTTCTGCACATTAATGAAGACAAGAAAACCTCAGATGAGCATTGGCTTAAAACTAGTATGCAAAAATTCACTTGGTGTCAGATGTTTTGGTATGGCTATGAAACGCATGATGTGGAGACTACAACAGTGCCTGGGATTGGGGAATTTGCTGACAGAACACAGTTAGGAAAACAAGCTGGCTCTCCAAGCGCACCAAATGTTGGAAGCGGCGCTGGACTCCCAGTATGGGCTGGCGAATTAGACCCTGAACCACAGGGTTCCCACACAACTTCTATTAGGTATTATCCCAAAAAAGGTGCCCGAAAAACAGTTAGCTCGGTCGACGACGGCGTAACAAACATTGATGGTCGTGGGTGGGGAGCAATTCATTCCAATTGGTGCCCAGATAGGGATGAACACTTTCTAGGACACTCAGTAAGAATTGTGGATGCTGATTACAGGGCATTCGTAACATGGTTGGAAAAAGCTATAACTATTCTGGATGATGCTGGGATAGGTCCCGGTTCGTCGTGGTACGACGGAATCCTAGAAGATGCAGGGTATGGTAACCTAACTCAGACTGAATGCAGCCTCCCTCCTTATGGGGGCTCTATGGATTATGATGCTCTTAGCGATTCTTGGACCAACTCTTGCAGCATGAAAGTATTTCGTTCCATGGTGGATAAGATCTATTTTAGCGGAAGTGCTTCGCTCGATGAGATACTCCACCCTGATTCATTAGATTTTTGGTATTCTTTTTTGGAAGGCCATAACGCATCCCCAGCGTTGTCCACTGAAATCCTAAACCAAGCAATAATGAATTCTGGAGTTATTGGGGTAGAGTGCGACTCAATAGGGTCGGCTATAGATATTGGCTTAGACTTCCAACCGATTAATGCAAGCGATTGTAAAGATATAGTAGGCCCTCCTATAGTTGAAACTTACATGACTTGTATCCCAAACCCGCAAGCCTTGACTCCCAACTGGCTAAACCAGACAGAGGAAGAACCGTTTTTAAATCAAAAAACTTGCGAATACTCTATTGTTATGTTGGCCGATCCTCCCGATTGTAGCCAAGCATACTTAGATTCTTTTATTCCATCTGCGATGGACAAGCTTTTAAGCTACTATAATAAAGAGAAAACAACGACTTTCTTAGACTTATCAGATGGTACTGGGGTCAATTTGAATTCAAAAGATTCATTGATAGACGGAAGCAGTGGTTTTTATTTGGATGGTATAGTCTTTTCTGGCACGGCAAGAGTTAAGGATTTTTATATTCCCCCAAGACCATTGGCCAAAACAAAGGTTCTTATAACTGTATCTGCCGAAGAATTTAATAGAATACTCGATAAGACACCCTCAGTAGAGGAGCAACCTCTATCCTCTGTCCATTACGACGGAGAATCTTCTTTTGTTGTTTTTCTGGTATCAGAGATGCAGAGCATATTTGATAAAGTAAGCTATGGCCTTGAGTTATACGAAAATTCTTATGCTCATTGGCATTTGGAGACAGGAAGGACCATAAAGGGTCTGAATCTAACCGCAGAATCCAGTAGGATTATGAATTTCTACAAAGAACTAATGCTTTTGTTTAGAGAATCTGGGTACCCCAAAGATGATTTAGAGTGGGTAGAGATAGGGTTTTCACCAACTTATAAGATTGAGTATATAAAAGTACAAAAGCCATTTAGCCCTCCGTTTAGTCTGGAAAAAGGAGTTGATTCTTTTATAAATCGCCCTGTGGCAGCAGATGCCACAGCAATGGCCTATATTTCACAATTGCCAAATATAAAAACAGATATGATGGCAAGGAATTCTATGACATGGTACGATATGGTGAAAAAATATCGATACCCTGAGATAGAAGAGAGCTATGGTCTCAATTTAACCTCCCCAGTGGTTGAGGGGAATGAGGGCATTAAAAAACTTTCTGAAGTGGCTTGTCCTGGGGGAACCTCCGCTGGTGTATTCGAGGGTAAAGCAACTGCTGGCGAATGGGCAATGAGCCAAGTAAACGATATCAAAAGCGCTCTCCTTTCCCAATTAAGCGCAAATCCTTGCGTCCTGGTTGATCATAAAATCCTTGAGCACCAGGGCAGAGAAGACTTTGCTATGCAAATAACAGATATGACTCTTAAGGAATACTTGACGAGCGATAGGTTTATTAACGATCTCCCAGAGCTTTTGGTGAGGGGAAGATATGATGATATTAACGCTTTATATGGTGGTATGTTAAACAATCTTGGTATGTGTGGTTTATTTGACTTGATTAAAGCTGCTGTGGATTGTGCGCTTAACGCCTTGGGATACGATGATTCGGTTAGCATTATTGCGGCAGCAGCTATAAGAGGCATGGATGATGAGTTTATTGGGAATTTTATCAGCAGTATGTCCCCTGAAATGCAAGAAGTAGTCGTAGCCACCATCCGAGAAGCCATGCCCCAGCTTTTGCCTTTCTTATCAAGCTTTGTCACGGTCACTATAGTAGACAACGATGGAGCAACTATAGAGCCAGTTTATGATAGAAGGGCAAGTTATACAAGTACAGATGTACCTTTTGGTAGTTTAGGAGACCAGTCTTTCAGAGGGATTACTCAAAGTCCTGGTGCCGTTACTGCTGAGGTCTCCTTAAGCAATCCACCAGGCTCTATAGGGTCTATTGGGGGAGACAATCGATACCCAACACCTCAAGATTACGGCGAACTAAAAAATGTTGTTGCTGACTTGGTAATGAACGATCTTCTAAACGCAGATGATTTATTAGACATCTTGAATACCTTGCCGGGAGCTGGGATAGCCATGTCTATCCTAGAAAAAATAGATAAATTTTGTGCTGTTCCTCCTTTGTTCTACCCACCGCTTAAGGAGTTTATTAAAATTCCTGGTGTGAATATAGACGTTTGTGAATTGCAAGTCGGAATAACCGTGCCTATAATGCCAAAGATAAGGTTTAATAGTCTAGGAAAAATATTAATTGATAACGCATGGAGGGTTCTAAAAGAATTATTAATTCGTCTTCTGATTTTAATATTAAAGAAAATTCTTGAGATAATAGCGGAGGAACTATGTAAAACGAGGGTTGGCGCAGATCCATTGAATTTGCGTGAAGCTATGCTTAATGGAATATGTGGGGACCTCAACGTAGACTCTGCGGTCATGGATGACGCTTTAGGAAATATTATGGGGTCCATAGGTTCTTGTTCTGACCCAGTAGCTCTTGGTAGGTACATAGACAATGTAGCTTCAGTAGTCACACAGTGCGAACTACTTGACCTTATTACCGGGGAAGGTTCGGATAATCTCTATGATCTTGTTATTGAAATAACTAAAAATGATCCTGTTACTGAGCCCCTCTCGGAGTGTTTATATGATAAACCCTCTGTCCACCAGTTTTTCAAATCAATCGGCGTATTTGTTGATTTAGAGGCTCTTTGTATTGATGACGCAACAAACCTTCCGGTTAGCAAAGAAGTATGTGATAATCTTGGCCTTCTCAATGTATTCAGATCGGTTCGAGCAGATGCACTCCGCGAAAAGGGAGTAGACGAGGAATGTATAGAAGACCAGCTATGCAAATTAAGGGAAAGAACCGTATCAGATTTAGAAGACCTTATGGGCCTATTACAAGCTGGTATATTTGACAGTGTTATTCCAAATATTTTTCATGATGTTAACGATCCAGATAAGCCTTCGTTGCTGCCAGCGGCATTACCGGATGAAAGTATAGCTATGGATACAATGTTTAATTCTATGTTTGATGCCATGGCTGTTTCTTTTACAGAAGATATAATAGGTCGTCGTGGTTTTCTGAATATGGTCTTAGCCGATTCGAGAGGTCGTGGATATAACCAGCATTTAAAATTTGAACAAATGTTTGGTCCTTCTTTCTTTAACCTTTACGGTTCTTATGGGACAAGAGCACATCCTCCTCGCGATGAGTGGGGCAAGGGAGCAGAGGGCAACAAGGTGCAAGACCATAATGGCTGGGTCACAGGGCCTCTTAATTTTACTGACGACGCAGCAAATTTCTTCTGGTTGCCTTTCTTGTTTAACCCACTTAGTGCTGACGGGACTCAGCCAGAAGCTGAGGGTGATCCTGATAATGATCAAAACGGGGACGGGGCGCCGGAAACACATGGTCGTCCCCCAGCTATTGGTGGCCTGCCCGACAAGGTCGCAGGACATTTACAATATACTTTAGAAAATTTCTCTGTATCTTATAGTCTTGCCCCTGCTGACCCCTACTCTGTGGTTATACCTTGGATCGGATATGAAGAAGAAAATCCCTTAACATTTATGTTTAGTTATGATTATTGGACTCCCCCTCCAGAAGGACAGGAGTATACATGGGATGGTCATCGAATGAAGGTAGTTATGACTTCTGAGGACTGGGAAGGCACGGGAGACTCCTTTACCGAAACTCTTGCTTATATGGATGTAAATTCTTCTGTTTCCCCAGGGGTGGCCGATTTTAAGGAGACTGTATTGGATCTTGATCTTAAATTTACCTCGCCTGACTATTCTTGGTTAGAATTGCTTAAATATAAGGTAGACTTAGCATTTGGGGGCGAAATTTCCCCTAGTGCTAGAGGCTCTACCTTTAAACCTATTAACAGAAATCTTATAAATCAATTAGCGGCTAAACTAGCTTCGAATGATCGTATATTCAACTATGGGTTTAGGGACGCAGATGGTGAAGTCGAACCGCCAAAAGTTGTGTACTTTCACCAGACTGCCGAATTTGACGACATAGCCGCCGCTATTGAAAGGTATGGAGGTTCCGAAGGTAATCCGCCATTCTATATTAGATATCCTGATCCTCAAGGGTTTTTAAAGATAGCACAAGATATAATTCCTTCATTTAAGCCATGTGAGACACCTGACGGGTCTACGAATTTTCCAAAATTTAAGGAATTAGCTAAAGTAGCTGATGCTTTCGCTGGCAAAATAAAAGATGATCCACGAGGATGGAGAAAGGTTGACGGGGTTACAACTGAAGTAGAATCTCCTTTCGACAGAATACTGCCCAAAGCGGCTCTTGGAGTAGTAGAGGGTACAATAGCAGCGACTATAAGAGTTTATGCTGTTGAATTTATGTTAAAAGCTTTGCCTGCTCTTAGCGTGCTAGGCATGGAAAAAGGGAATTATGGTGATGTTTTTGCTGACTATATCATAGAAAATATGGAGAAGGGCCTTCTTACCTCTGGTCGGGGCAAAAGATATAACAAGAAGTATGAAGATTATTGGTGGCTATTCTTAGAACAGGTGGTTCAGAATTTTGGCCTAAAAGTTCAGCAAGGAATAATATTGGATGAGACTCCAGAGGAAAAAGAGGCGAGAGATTTAATTAACCAACATGTAAAAAATAATTGGACGTACACTCCACCGGAAGTGTTTACTGGGCTGTTCTCAGCTAAAAAAACCTCAACAGATAGAAAAGAAAAGTGGGACGCTGTTTTCCAAGGTGCGGTTGCAAGCCCAACCGCAGGCCTTCCGGTTTATATTCCCTCGCCAGTCATTGGTTACTGCAAGACAATATTAAGAAGATATGTTTTAGAAGAATTTGAAAGAACCTCGGAAATCTTTCAGGAGGTTGTTAAATCAGACTATACAGATATAGATGACTTCATATTAAAAAATAGAAGCCTTATTGGCGGGGCAATAGACACGTCGACGAATGGTGGAGACGGTGGCCCATTAGATGTACCTTCTGCTTCATATTATGCCTCATTGGCGGCAGGAGCCTCAGCTGATCATCCTCTAGAGAGGCTGGAAGACCCAGACCCAGGGGGTAGGGGTCTTCCATTTATTCTTGAAAGATATGTTGTCATTGGCGGAACGCTCACAGACGCCAGTGCGAACGCCAGACAACTTGGGTATGTAGCTAATCTTGCCGACTTGGAAAATATACTCTCTGGCCACTCGATCGTCGCAGATGATGGGTGGAGGTTTGGTTTAAGACTAACATTTATTCCGGAAATGTTAGGAGCTTCTGTAGCAAGCGATTTTGAATTCCCAGCAGCCTCGGATTTGACCGCAGATTTTGGTTATATGAATAAAGCCTACCACTCATACTATAAAAATGCAATTCCCTTAGCAGAAGCCGAGTTGGAAATAAATGAAGGGGAACTCTATACAGCGCAGCTTTACAACGATTATTTACAAAATCTAATTTGCAAACTCATAGAAACCCCAGAGTATAAGATGTTGTTTGAGCATTGTTTCCCGATGCCAAAGTACATGGCGTTATTAGCTATCTATTGTGGAACGACATTTGTTCCTTCTCTGGCTAATGTTGAAGATGGCTGGGCTGCTAAGAACGATGGTTCTGGTGGTGGTCGCTGGATAGGTCTGGGCAAATTTGGTGGAATGAATACTTGGAGAGGGAATGAGGGGATGGTGAATTCCTTTCAAAATACTAAAAGAACGGCTCGACAGATACTAGAAGCTACTTGCTACACTAATTACGATTATGTGGACAGAGATGGTATGACCCCCGAAGAAGTATATATAGAAAATGATAGTCCAACTAGAAATAGCGGGGTAGACTTAAAGTGGTGGCAATGGAGTTCATTACGCCCCTCACCGTGTAAGGAGGAATAAAAATGGCTGGTTTTTCGCCAAAGTTGCCGCTAACGCTAGACCCAGATGATGGATATACCTTGACTAAAACGCTTAAGGAAGTCGCCAAACAAAACTTTAAAATGCTTGTTTTGACGAACCCAGGGGAAAGAATGATGGATCCTGAGTTTGGAGTTGGCATATTGGCCTATTTATTCGAGAACAATACCAGGACGACACAGGGGAGGATAGATGCTAGGATAAGAGAACAGACATCCAAGTATCTACCATATATTCAGATTGAGAACATTCTATTTAAATCTATGGAAGATAGGCCAGAGTTGGCAGAAAATTTCTTAGGAGTTTCAATAGCCTATAGCATAAAGAAGCTGGCCGTTAGAGATGTCTTAGAAATTCCAACAAATTAATTTCAACTACTAATTATTAAAGAATTGGGGACCTAATAGATGCCGTCTCGTAAAACACCGATAAAGTACACAAGCAGAGAATTCGATTCGATTAAAAGAGATTTGATCGAACATGCCAAGCGATACTACCCAGATACCTTTAAAGATTTTAACGAAGCTTCGTTTGGAGCTTTAATGATTGACACCGTAGCGTATGTTGGGGACATCTTGTCTTTTTACCTCGACTACCAAGTTAATGAATCCTTTATCGATTCTGCGATAGAATACAACAATATTATCAGACTCAGCCGCCAGATGGGGTTTAAATATAAAGCAAACCCATCATCCTATGGCACCGTCGCTATATACGCAATAGTGCCAGCAAGCACATCTGGTCTCGGTCCAGATAGCGCTTATCTGCCAATCCTTAAAAAGGGAAGCGAGCTATCATCTACGTCAGGGAACACGTTTATACTAGATGAGGATGTAAGATTCGATGACCCTGCAAATGAAATAGTGGCAGCCAGGACCGATACCTCAACAGGGCTTCCTACATACTATGCTGTAAGGGCTTACGGAAGAATCGTTTCTGGCATCTTTGGAGTTGAAAAGATTAGTATTGGATCTTTTGAGAGATTTCGACGGACAAAACTTGATTCCGATACGATAACAGAGGTTCTATCTGTTGTGGATTCGGAAGGGAACGAGTATCTTGAGGTTGAGCACTTGTCACAGAACACTGTGTATAAGGAAGTCATAAATAAAGGAGATAATAAAGAAACCGTGCCCTCCTTATTGAGACCCATGATAGTCCCAAGAAGATTTGTGGTTGAAAGAGAGCAGGATAATATCTTCCTGCAATTTGGCTATGGAGGCCCCTCGGAAATACGAAGTCCCTCGGTAGCCGATCCAAAAAATGTCGTCCTACAATTAAACGGGAGAGACTATATGACAGATAAGTCATTTGATCCTTATCGGCTTTTGACTACTGACAAATTTGGGATTGCTCCTGCAAACACTACTCTGACCATCACCTATAGAACAAATACGGCGGCTAACGTTAACGCTGCTGCGGGTTCGGTAACTAAAGTTATTCGGCCAATTCTAGAATTCAGCAACAGATCGGATCTGACAGATTCCAAGGTTACAAACATATCTACATCTTTAGAGTCTTATAATAATGAGCCAATAACGGGTGATACTTCACTGCCGTCCGCAGAAGAGTTAAGGAGAAGAACTATTGATTTCTTTGCAACTCAAAATAGGGCTGTGACACAACTTGACTATGAAGCGCTGGTGTATGCAATGCCAGAAAAGTTTGGTTCTGTCAAGAGGTGTAGAATTGTTAGAGATTCCGATTCTCTTAGACGAAACCTAAATTTGTATTTAATTTCTGAAGACTCCGCTGGTAAGCTTACGGCCACCAACAGTACTATTAAGGAAAATATTAAAGTTTGGCTAAATAGGAATAAAATGATTAGCGATACAGTTGATATTTTAGACGCTAAAATAGTCAATATTGGTGTTGAATACGAAGTTGTTGTTGATGAAGAAGTCAATCGATTTAAGGTTCTGTCTGACTGCACGCAGGCAATAAAGAAATTATTTTCTGTTGCTCCGTTTATCGGAGAGCCTCTTTATCTTACAGATATGTATAGCGCACTAAATAAGGTAAGTGGGGTTGTGGATACTAAGAGGGTCAACATAATCAAGAAAAAGGGTGCAAACTATTCAAGCACAATGTTTGATATAAACGAAGCGCTGTCTGCTGATGGTCGCTATTTGTCGGTTCCTATTAATGTTGCGCTAGAACTAAAGTATCCAAATTCTGACATAACAGGAGCAATTTCGTAATGGCTATTAAAAGGTATTTTGCCTCAAAAGACAATACTATTACAAATGCTTTTAAACCTGATTTGAGTACTCGTGCGACCTCCTCAAATATGGGACTGTCAGACGTTTCAGAAATATTTTCCATTTATGGGCAAACCTCCAGCTCGTTAGGTCTTAGCTTGGAAGAGGCTAGAATTCTTATTAGCTTTCCGACGACCACTATGGCCACTGACAGGACTAGCGGTGCTATCCCGGCTAGTGGTAGTGTATCTTTTTATCTAAAGATGTTCAATGCGGATCATGGACAAACCCTGCCACAAAACTATTATATGGAAGTCAAAGCTGTGACTGGGTCCGATGCTAATTCTAGAGATTGGCAAGAGGGGTATGGCCTTGATATGGAAAGCTACTCTGATTCTACGCAAGATATTACCGGTTCTAACTGGATAAATATGACTGGAAGTGAGGCATGGACTACTGCTGGTGGGGATTACGCGGACCCAGACACGGATTTATCTTCTTCTTTCACACAGTATTTTGATGATGGCGTAGAAGATTTAGAAATTGACATCACAACTCTTGTAGAGCAGTGGCTAAGTTCGTCGGCAAACTCAGAGACTGCTGTGAATATGGGTCTTAAACAAAATTATGGTGTTGGTGTGATGCTATCGTCTAGCCATACCGCAGAGTTCAGGTCCTTTTACACTAAAAAGTTCTTCGCTAGAGGTTCAGAATTTTATTTCAAAAGGCCCGTGTTAGAAGCCCGGTGGGATTCTAGAAAAAGAGATAACAGAGGAAACTTTATCTATAGTAGTTCTTTGGCGACACCTGACGAAAACTTAAATAAAATTTATCTATATAATTATTTCCGTGGCCAACTGAGGAACATACCTGATGTTGGAACTGGAAATATTTATATTAGTTTTTACTCTGGGTCAGCTGACGATTCCGCTCCTTATGGTAGCGCCTTAGAATTGGTCGTGGATGGCACCCATGTGACTGATGCAGCACGCAACACAGTCGTCACAGGGTCTTATTCGACTACAGGTATCTATACGGGGAGCGTGTCCCTCACGGGCGCGTCAACGCCTCTCACGACGATTTATGATGTATGGTTTAAAGGTGGGGATACCATCACCAACGCTTCAGACGCATTAGTCCGATATCATACTGGCTCCATTAGACCAAAAACTTTAGATTCTTACGATGTTGCTCCATCTGATAAGTATATAACGAGTATCACAAACCTTAAGTCTGTTTACTCAAATACTGAGACCGCTAGATTTAGGGTGTTCGCCAGGACTAAGGATTGGTCTCCAACAATTTATACTGTCGCCACTACAGTAGTTGAAAGCACGGAGATAGAAAGTGGTTCTTATAAAGTATTTAGGGTTATTGATGAACTTGACGTTATACCTTATGGAACTGGTAGTGATTTACATACGGCAATGAGTTATGATCTATCTGGCAACTACTTTGATCTTGACATGTCAATACTACAAGTAGATTATATGTATGGAATTAAATTTACTTATTACAATAACTCAATAGGAGATTGGGTGGAACAACCTGAGGTATTTAAATTTAGGGTTGAGAAATGAGCACTAAAAACCTTTTTGACAAAGGGAAATCATATAAAGTACTCTCTTCGGTTGACCCAGACACTTTGGGGCTGGATGCGGAGTCTTATAGGAATGTTCGAGCTAAAGTTTTAGATAAAAATAGATTTGTTCCAAATGTAGATTTTTCTTCTGCCTCCAACTTTGTCAAATATGGCTCTGCAAAAAAGTATTATGAGACTGCTTTTGATAGAATTACCAATGAATACCCTTATGATGGGTCAAGTGCAGAGAAGCATGAATTCTTTAATAGCTCTTCGTATTTAGATTTACATCTTTTTGATAATGACTATCCAACCACAACAGGGTATATAACCCTAACCTCAGATCAATGGGGCACTTCTACGATTAAGGGTACCGGAGCAGGCACCGACGATGCGTGGGGGGTAACGGATGATACTGAATATCTTCATATTATAGGTGGCCCGCACACAGCTTCAGGTGGAATGATAGGAGAAACTATACACTCCAGATTCTCAGGATCGAATATTTACGATGGAGACATATACGATACTGAGGGAGTTCTCTCCTTGGGCAAACAAGGAACTAGAGAATCAAATTTAAAGTTTGATCTCACCAGAGGCGTGACTACGGAGTTTTGGATAAATAAGGGAACATGGCTTGGATCTTCACTGAGTGATAAGGAAGTTATTTTCGATTTCTGGAATGGAGAGGCCTCTTCAAGCGCAGGGTATGGCAGACTTCTCATCTACCTAACCGGTAGTTCCAATGGAGAAGACCCGATTAGGGCCCATCTGGCTTCTGGATCAAATGTCTGGGATATCTCTTATGGAGGATCCACAGTATTAACCTCATCTTTAACTAGCAATTGGAAGCACGTAGCTTTAACATTTGTTACTGGTTCCACGCAGCTAAAATCTGATTTTTATTATGATGGGGCGTTACAAGAAACCAAAACTAATACTTCTTTGACTTCTTTTGGAGAGATTACCGGATCTTTAAACGCTTTCGTAGGGGCACTGCAAACAACCCCGTCAGGCAATATTTATCATGGCGAAACCATGATTGGCGCTGGTAAACTTTCAGCTTCGTTGGATGAATTTAGATACTGGAAGGCTGAGAGAACACACGAAGAGGTAGCAAAGAATTATTTTAGACATGTCGATGGCGGGGCTAATGCCGACATAGCCAACACAGAACTCGGCGTATACTTTAAATTTAACGAAGGGATAACAACTATTGCTGCTACAGACGCATCTGTTTTGGACTATTCCGGTAGGATTAGTAATGGAGTCTGGGTTGGATACCCAGCCGGGACTGCAAGGAATACGGGCTCTGCTATTGTGTCTTCAAGCGCCGCTTCTTATGAGCTAGAAGATCCGATTATATATTCAATCCATCCCGATGTTACGGCCAAAAGGGCTGAGTTGGTTATAAGCGGCTCTGCCTACGACCATCAGAATAACTCTTCAATTTATTATACTTTGCCTTCTTGGATTATAGAGGAAGATGATGAAAGTGGAGAAATATTAAATCTTACCCAGGTTGTGGCAAGCTATTTTGATACCCTTCACGCTCAAATGGCAGAAGTCCCAAGGCTTAAAGACATTTCTTACTTAAGTTCTAGCTTAAAACCTTATCCATTTTCTAATAGACTTTTGGAATCAGCGGGTCTTTTTGCTCCTGAGATTTTTGTTGACGCCTCAGTCCTAGAGCACATAAAAGGTCAAAGCGAAACAAGATTTTATGATAAGGATCTATCCGAGATTAAAAATCTCATCTACCAGAATATATACAATAATTTAGTTTATATTTATAAAACAAAGGGCACAGAAAAGTCATTTAGAAATGTTATTCGATGTTATGGGGTTGACGACGAATTAATTAAGGTCAATCTTTATGGAAATAATGTAACACATAAACTAAGAGACAACTTTAGATCGTCAGTCACAAAGAAAACGTATGCGGACTTTAATCATCCGACTAGGTTTGAATCCACAATAACTCACCAAACTTCTAGTACGAATATAAATACGCTAGATGTCACCTATATATCCGGGACAACTGGGAATTCCCGAACTGCTGAGGTCGAGGTTATCTTTCCTAAAAAGTTCAGACCAAGCGACGAACAGTATTTCAAAACTGATTTTTTAAGTTCTTCTGTCTTTGGCTACCATCGAGTTAAAACAAGTTTAGATATACAAGATTTTTCTGGCTATTCTACTTCTGCTGATAGAAGCCTACAACTTTATGCTGTTCGTCCATTTGTAGAATCAAAAGATGCTTATTTTGTACTAGAGAATCCCGCCCAGACCATTAGACTAACAAGTAGTGTATACCAAGACTTATACGATGACACTAAATGGAATTTTGCCATCAGAACGTACCTTTCCAAGAAGGAGCAAGCTGATTATGTTTCAGGTTCGGCGGGAACGGCAGGCGAAAGCGATATTATATTTGAGCTTTATGGCTGTAATGTTGAATTGGGCATTGTGAAGAACCAGTTTTCGGTTACTGCTTCAACGGCTCAGTCTGCTACGGCAAATGGATACATAACTAGTCCAAGAAGATATTATGCAGGGGCACACAGAGTAGACTTTACCGGGTCTATAACGACAAAATCTGACATAAAAGTTTCATCCGTGAGGCACTGGGAATCTTTTTTAACCAATGAAGAGGTAACCTCTCATGCTAAAAACACTAATGCTTATGGGGTCTTGGACCCTCTTGAAAGCACACACCTATATGATGTTGGGACACAAGGGCATCATATTCCCAAGATAGAGACTTTATCCCTATCCTGGGCTCTAGACGATGTGACTGGGTCTGATACTGATGGGGAATTTCTAATTAATGATTTTTCATCTGGCTCTATAGAGAAGAGAACAAGATATCCAGGGGACTATGGCGAATCAGTCGGCAACCAACACACAGGACGTGGTTTTTTCTTCCCAGCCAGCTCCACAAGCTCTGTCTCTGTCGAGTATGTACAGACAGCAGTCCAGTCATTGCCAGAGGTTGTTACAAGCTATGACATGACAAATATCATGGATTTTGACGATGAGATTTTTGAAAAAGATAGTAGAACTATTAATCATTTCTTTGCGATCGAAAAGAGTATGTATCAAACCATTTCTGAAGAAATGCTTAATATGTTTAGTACAATTGTTGGTTTCAACAATTTAATTGGCGAACCTGTTAACAGGTATCGCCAAGAATACAAAGATATGGCTAAGCTGCGTAATCTCTTTTTCGAGAATGTAGAGAACGTTCCAGACTTAGATAAATACGTTGATTTTTATAGGTGGATCGACTCTTCACTCTCCATTATTCTGAGACAGTTAATCCCTGCTTCTGCAAATACATCAGAAGATGTTCGGACCATGATTGAAAGTCACGTCTTAGAAAGAAACAAATATTACAACAAGTTCCCAGCCCTAGAACTTAAATCTGGTGAGATTATTGCTGGCCTAAATGGAATTAATAAGTTTGAACCAGATGAAATACCAAACTGGAGATATGCATATGCTCCCATCTCTGACAGCGAAGCTGACAATACAATCTATTGGAAATATGCAGAGGCTACCCATCCTATTCTTTCTTCTAGCAATGCTGATGTAAACTTATCAAGAAATGCAATAATACGATCTAAGAGAGGGATGAGAGATAGAAGATACAGAACACCATATAAACTTAGTGCCGAAGTGGGTATAGAGGATAAAGTATCAAGACACGGCACAGGACGTAGAGTTATTCATGGCGGGATAAATTCAGCTCGCAGCAAGAAGGTCGGCTCTTATAGGGACGTGGTGAGCTTTGGAACCGCAGATGGATTTGTATTTGATAATATTAAGAATGTGATTGATGTGAACGATGTCATACACCCTATGCATAAAAAATATCAAGTTTTTGAAGAAACTAATAATAGTTTAAAAGGAGAAACGTTTGCTCCATTTAGAGTCTTAAGTGGATCAGCAGATGGGTATAACTCTAGTTTCGGCACCTTTCAGGCTGTAAACCTTCATACTGATGCCTACCATGCTGGTGGAGAAATTCCATTGCAAAGTCCATTCACGGAGAAGTTTGTCGGAGGCCATGTTTCAAGACATACCCCAATTAATAGTGGGTCAGATGATATAACTAACCGTGCTGAGTCGTGGAAGCTTACAACTACTTCTACTTCCCTTACGTTTGCTCACCCAGATACAGATAAACCGCGAGACACTATTACTAGAAATGTAAAGGCTAAACGTCCCGTAAACATAGAGAATTTAAAAATTACTGGTAGTAGTGCTTTGGGCAACTATTCTAACATTAGAGAAGTTGTGCAAGTCGCTGGCAGGGCTGGAAATAATAGTCAATTTGTCAGGAACGAAGGCGTATCCATAAGCCACATAGTGTCAGGAGACATCACAGGAATTGTGGACCACGAGATATCTCAATTTAGCAGCTCAGCCCACGTAATAGCGGAAATATTTTCTGCTCCTGGGGGGCCTGACGTATCGCGAGGCGGGCTTGACGCAGAGACGGGGCAGTACAGTGTATATAATGTTTTGCCGTACAGGAACCTCCTAGTTAGAGTCCCACTCAGGACGATGCTATCTGCTTCTACCTCACAGTTTGGATTCAGGCCAGGAGCGACAGCAACATCGGCAGATTATTCTGGGACTGCCAATTTCCATAAAATAAATAGAAATACTTTAAACAGAATTTTATATAGCAATGCTTACACGGGAGATTTGGGTACAGTGGCTACGGCTTCTGTGAATGATAACAGTTTTATAACACGCCCCATACCACAAAGTGATTTACAATATGTATGGCTGACAGGCTCCTATGAGTCAACAGCATTGGGCGGCACACGTTCAAGTGGCAGGACAATGCTTGGGTACGCCCCTAGAGATTTTGAGGTTTCCACTTCAGCCGGTTATGTGAACGCCATTACATTTGCAAGTCAAAGTCATATCGCAGCCGCGAACACCGGAATCCCAGTAGATTTGATTGGGCTGAATACAGTGATAAACGAGCCGATATCGGCTTCGCAGCAAACGTTGGGCTACCCGCTAACCACAGATGCAGGATCCACTAGTAGTCCCTACAACACAAATCCCACCAATAATGTCGGAAGTGGTCAAGTTCTTTCGGCTCTTATGGCCCATCGAAGAAGCCTTTCTGGGTTCAGTACATGGAGGCAAATAAGGACTGGAGAACATCCTGTTGCTAGGGTGCTAAGAGAAAGCCACATTATATCTATAGAAAATAACGACAAGCAAACGTTTTCATCAGGTGGAAGAGTCTTGCCTGCGCAAAGACACGGAGGGTTTACCCAGTACAGAGAGTCTCCAGTTATTTCTAAATATAAACCCATAATTCAGTCTATGGCTGACTTAAATATCGGCTCTACATATGGAAACAATATATCTTATTATTCTAATCTTGCTCTCAACAGGAATTACGCTCCTCCGCAACAACCACAATTATATGATAAGATTAAGTCAGCTTATGGCGCAGACTTTAATTATTTGAGATATTCAGAATCGGTGTACCCAGCTGAAAAGAATGCATATAATAATAGAATTAGACTCAGAAAGGGATATACAATCGACTATTGGCATTCTAATAGGCAAACTCGGGAGGATAATAAAGCTAACAAGATAAGTTTAGGAAGTCGAAGTAAATATAGTATTTGGGCGATGGATGCAAAAAATGGATTCGCAACGAGTACGACAGTTACCGCTCAAACGGATGGCACCTCCCCAGCTGGGGAGCTGCAAAACTACGGAACTTATGGCCATTATGGAAACAAGCAATATATAACAGCTTCTGCTTTATATTCTCTTAAGCATTGGGTTGCTACGACAGCATCCGTTGCTGCACCGTCTGGCATTGCTATAGCTGAGTCTGCTGGTGCGGCTGGTACGGGTGATCGTATTTTTGGATTCTTAACTGTCGGTGGGGGGAATGCTTTATGGGAAGCTGGCTCGCTCTCTGGTCGTATCGAAGACGGTGCTTTTGTCTCAAGCTCGGCAGGTAGACAAAGTCCTGCTTATGATTCTTATGAGGATTATGCTCTGGAATTGCGAGGCAAGAACAAGGATTTTTCAATCGTCCCCGAGTTCAGGATTAGCGATCACCTAGACTTCTATATTAACAAAAGCCGAGGAGATTTTCTAGCTGCTAATAGTGCTTCTTTTGATATATTTGGAGCGACAAGCTCAGCTGATTTCCCAACAGATAGCAGTCAAGAACAATTCTACAACGTCTATACCAATTCAGATTTCTTGAAATATTTTGAAGTTGTGAAGAGAGATCATGAAGGAATAGCAGACGATCAATCGGTTACTTTAAAATGTAAGGCTTTAATGAAGTTTCTTCCATATAATGGATTCTATCCGGCAGAAAGAACTCTTCAAATGGCGACACAATTCTCTTCTTCCTATGCGAATCACGTAGAATATACCGGGGCGGATTCTACATATGAAAATGCAAAGATAAGGCCATTCTTGGAAACTATGTTCGCTCCAGGGGTGGTTTATAACTCTATTAAATCCGGTATTGGCGTTCCATATCCTGTACTTACATCAAGTTATGATGTACAAGCCTTGGGTAGTTACTATGCGATTAGTTCAAGCAATAATGGTAGCAGTTTTAGGATGATTGACTTTGAAGCGGCAGTAGAGCCAGAAAAGTATCTCTCTAGGGTTCCCTTGGTAGATATGGAAGCACACCCTAGTGCTTCACTTAATTTAACCGCATCTTGGAGTGGTCGAGGAGACCCCCTCTATAGCATGATGGCACACAACTTCTTTGGAGAGGTACCAGAATTCTTCTTGCCACAAGGAAATGTAACAACAATAACCTCCCTCCCGGAAAGTGATCCGAGATTTGGCAATGCTATAAGCGGTAGTGTTTACGCAATGAGAATAAAAATGTTTAGAAGTATGAATGCAGCTCGATCATCTTCGGCGGGTACATATGACATGCCGCAAGACAATCCCTTGCAAGACAATCTTCGCGAAACGTTTACTATGTACAGCAGGCCCACAGCCTTTTTCCATGCCGTCACAGGAAGAGATGCACTCACTGCTGCCACAGATCATGATGGAAACTATGGGCAAAGGATGCTAGATAGTTATAGCGGCTATAACTGGGTAGCAACTCCACCATACTATCATGGGGAAGCTTGGCTGGACATACAGTTTACAGCCGATACAACTAAAAAATATACATTGGCTGAGGTCTTGGGTGACATAGACACAGTTTTCGAATCGAGATTTGACAACAACACAGTTACTCCTGGGAATGACGCAGGATATTACCACGAAAGTCGCCTTAGGGACAACATACTAAAACTTACGGATACTCTTATAACTGATGGTAGGGCAAGGATTAAATCTGTTGATTTTGACCCGGTTACTGGCAGACCAACAGCTGTTAGGGACGACCCAACAGCAAACCATGTGGCCTGGGTTGTCCAGCCTAAATGGGAGACTCCAATGTTTGATTTTGGAGATACTGGGGTCCGACCCATAACCAATGCCGCTGGAAATCTAACATTAACCCCCGACCATTCTGGATCTATTCCTAGAGGGATGTGGCACCAGTTTGGACTTCCACCAGACTCCCCAGATAAGGGAATCTTTTTGCAAATAACCGATATTCCTCAAGATTGGTTAGAGAACCACCCAGGAGTTAGTGCTCAGTATTATAATAATGGCAGCGTCAAATCCTTAGTAGATGTCTTTGGATTCGATCAGACCCCCCATAGACTTGGGGAGGTGGCTTTACACAAAACTGTTAGCGAGGCCGTTATAGCTGTACCTTTTGTCGAGAAGGGGACAACTAAAAAGTTTTTTCCAATATCAAGAGGGATTATAAACAAGGCTTTAGCGGGTGACCTTGAAGAAGACAATTCTATTCGTCAAATGGTTGAAAAGTTACAAAATTATGTTTTGCCGCCCAAGATGGATTTCTTAACGTGTAAGCATGTGAAACCATTTGCTATGTATGTTTTTGAATTTGAACACATCTTCGATAAAGACGACTTAGCTCATATTTGGCAGAATCTGCCACCAAAATCTATAGATAGAATAGAGGAGAAGCAGGCTACTGTCACACATAAGCTTTTGTCTAGTGAGTTACTCGGAATTGATGGAATGCCAACCGGGCTTAGGTGGATGGTCTTCAAAGTGAAGAAGAAGGCAATTAAAAACTATTTTTCCAAGACAGCATCAAAGCATGGAGATAATTTAGATGATAAAAGGTATAAATTTGAATTCGAGATAGCTGGGAGAACAAAGGAGATAGACTATAGTTACAACTGGCCTTATGATTTCTTTTCTCTTGTTGAGATGGTCAAGATAGATGCAGAGGTTGAGTTTAGGGGAGAGGACGAATAATGAAATTTATGAACAAAAAAGAACAAGTTTTAGACATTCAGCTAACTCCTTATGGGGAATACCTGATCTCTCAAGGTCGGTTTAAGCCGGAATATTATTCATTTTATGATGACAACATTCTTTATGAGTCCCAGTACGCCGGTTATGCTGACTCTCAAAATAATATTGAACCCAGAACTCAAGAAGATACGCCACAATTAGAAACACAAGTTGTATTCTCAGATAGAGAAGGGTTTGTCAAGAGAACGTTCGCCGACAGTCACACAACTGTGGGTACAGCAGTGGGAGCCATTATAACAGCCCCCAGCCCCCATAAACCTCTTATAGGTTCCACCTACATCTCTCAGGACCCCAGAGAGGTTACTGATTCCTTCTTTGAACGTTATAAGTACGGGCTACAGCATTGCTTAGGCAGATCAGATATTCTTAAAACAGACGCCCCAGCTTGGTCAGTGAGTATGTTAAGAGGAGAAATAACCGGTTCAGCGAAAGCCATAACTGGGTCCAATACACCCGTGATAAACATCCCTCAACTAGATGTAACCCTGACTTACAAGATTAATACTGTGTCGGATAGGCAATTTATATCCGACACGGAGTTGGCCATACAATACCCAAATGGACAATATTTAGATGTTAAACCTGAGATTCTGCTCGCCCAGGTCCTGGAAAAGAACGCAGAGTTCACAAAAGAAAACTTTGACATTGAAGTGTTTGAGGTCTTATCCGGCCCCCTCCCAGGGATGATAGACTCGACAGTAGAAGAGTTAAGGCCCTTAAAGTTCAAAAGACCGTACAGTTTGATACAAGACAACGTGCTACTGGACAAAGATGAGGTGGATATCTCCACACAGCCCTTAACCCCTGAATATGTAGAATACTACTTTGACGTGAAGGTAGGCAGAAAAATCAATAAACAACTTATTTGCTCTTCTCTTGATGAACTCAAATTAAAGGGTTTATATGTAGATACAGATGTTGAATGTAAAGATACTAAAAATATTTCTTTAGTTGATATTTACAGTACGGATGCTGCTTCTGAACCGTGTCCTGAATTGAATGACCCATGTGAACCCGGAACTGTATACTAATGGCCAGTAAGAGTCAGATAATCCAAAGCTTAATAGGCGATATAGTGCCTTATGTTTTTATAGGAAGCATAAAGTTTAAAAATTTTGCTTCCTTAAGAGAGGAAGATACCTTAGTGTCTAAGACAAGCAGCCCTTCTTTTCGTAGAAATCGATTTGGAAAAAAAATACCTTTTGCTCGATCTGAGGATAGTCAAGGAAAGGTAGAGAAACCTTATATCGCGGAGGTTACTTTTGTCTTAAATGATTTACTCAATAATAGTCATTGGTACAATACTGGGATAGCACCTTCGATGAACATAAAAGTTCTACAAAGTGATAGTGAGAAGACCACAAAGCTGATAAAGGATGGTAGCATAACAGATATATCTGATTTGAAAGAAAAGTACAGGGATCGTGTTACTCAAAAAATTATTAAAATCCCAAGTGAAAAAGCATTAAGTGATCACGTATCCAAGGAACTAGAGGATTATAATGATAAATTATGTTCACTATACATAACAGAAAAATTCTTAGTGAAATCAAATCATTTGACATTTTTTGCATTTTGCGAGGTAGAAGGTCTTGGTCAACCTGGGAGAAGGACGATCCAAAGAGTACTGCATAATAATAAAAAAATTAGAAAGTCACATGTGTATTATCTACCAGATGGTAAAGTCTGGAAAGGACCGATTCACAAGCACTCAAGTAAAGGATGGATGGCAGGAGCAAAGCACACTTCTCGTTATCATCCAACGTTGGAGCGAGTAGAACATCTAAATAACAAAATACAAGATTATCATATATTTGATATTTTAGAAGAAAAACAACAAAATATAATTTTAACCCAAGATATCAAAGAAAAAGGAAAGCTTTATTCGGATTTGAGTTTGTCTAGAGACCAGCTTGGTCAAGCTAGGGGGTTATTCGTTTTTGATATTATTGGGTTTCTTAGGCATTATTCCCGTTTAAATGGACTGATATCCAAGAGAAATGTAAAGGAGATGTTGTTTCTATCAGAGATAAAGAAATTAAGTATCATTAGAACAAAAGTGGTCAAAGGCTCGCCAGGCGATTTTGGGGTAGAGGACCAAAGAGATTTATATGATGTAGTCTGTACGTCCCGTGATATTCCGCACAAATCCACACTGGCTAAAGTCCAAAATAGAATAGATTCGAATAAGGATGGCGTCATAGACAAAACCATTGGTGCGATAAGGGAAATAAAACTAGCAGGCACAGGCAATAAACGAACATTCACTTTCGTAGACTCCGAAATTGCAGAGTTTGAATCAGGCAAATATAAATATGGTTTTGAAATATCTGTTGAAGATCCGACTACAAAATTCATCAAAACACAGATACAAAACCTAGAAATGGCAAAAAGAATCATAATCAGCTATTACAATAGAGCTAATAGGAAAAGAAATTTTATACCAGGCACAACGAGGTTTTCTCCTGAGTTTTTAAAATATATTAGAACAATATATAATCTAGGTAGCAAGGTAACGACTAGCAAGAGAAAGAAGAAGATAAAGGCTCCTTGGAGGGCTGCGGCAGTGCTTTATATTAAAGTGCTAGAAAATTTAACGGATACAAGATTCACAAAGTCTGAGAAGCTTGATTTGTACACTACTTTATATCCCGTTTCTGGGGATCTTGAGGGAGTTGAAAAATTCATTTTGCTTTTAGATGGTTTGATAAATAAATTATCTTTTTATGATTTAGGAACGGAAACCACAAGAAGGGGCTCGGTTCAGAGACATGGCAGTAAAATGAGTAATTTGTTGTTAGACGAAAAAACATTTAAACCAATATTCAATGCCGCACTAGATAAAAATTATGGTTTTAACTATTTTAGGAAAACATTAACTTATAATAGCGATAGTTTACCTGTTACTACAAGACGTTCTCTTATAAATAGGTTCAATGTTGAAGTGGGAAAATTCTTTCCCGAGGCTGTGGGGAAGCGTAAAAACGAGATTAATGATCCATATTTAGAGGGTTTTCGAAGGAACTACTACTCTTATTTATCTCCGATGGCAGTCAATTATCCATCAGGTGAGATTTCTTTTGCCAAGTTATCCAAGCTAAATGAAAAAGAACAAAAGGATTTGTTATCACATGCTCACGTTCTTTCCCTTAAGAAGAAAAACGGAAAAGACCTACCAAATAGTGGCATACTAAGTGATGTGAGAGGAGAAGAGACGGAAGAAACATTATCTTTTCTCTTAAGCGAACTGGGAAGCGTAGGTGCAACGATAACCTCTGGAATCACACAACAGGGCCAGTCTGGGAATAATGACGATTTTGTTGACTCTGTCGAATATGTTGGAGAAACAGACAACTTTAAAGAAAAAGAAACGCAAGAACCATCTAATATAGAAAATCAGGATTTTGATGATCGTTCACTCCAAGCGATGAAAAGAGTTTTCGGAGGTACGGGCAGAGATTCTACTGCTGATTTTTTGGGAGCCTCAAGAGATAACGAAAAAATAGATTTAAACCCAAATCAAAAAGATAGCATACAAGCAAGATCATACAAAAAGAAAACAAATGAAGGAATAGACATCCCGCCCGAACAAAATGATTTAGTCTATAATAGCACAGTCAAAGTTGAGTATACCATAGGGTACGATAGTAAAATGCAGCCAATAATTAAAGCTGACCCCCCTTTGACAGCCTTACCGTTTGTAGCAACTGTAAAAACCAAGCAGACAGACAGTACTGGCAACTTTGTTGATGAAATATATATCTACGATAATTTTATTTTGGTTTATGGGAGCGGCCAAGATGTTACTGAAACAATTATAAAAGATGAAGAGCCATGCGATGAAATAGAGCGAGGACCAGAAGAAGAAGAAATAGATTCCCTACCTCCACCCCCTACTAATGACCCTTGTCCACCTGGAATGAGCTGGAATGTGTTGACGGGCAGGTGCGAAGACGTTAAGGTAACCCCACCGGGCGATGGTGAAACTAGCGTGGTTGTACCTACCCCGCCACCAGATGACTTTGACATACCCGACATGCCAGATGACGATGACGGGGGAGATGACAGTGGAGACAGTAGCGAGGATACAGTGTTAACAACAAATCCAGAAGAGGAAATGATTATAGTTTCGCAACCATCTACCGTAGTCCAGACGGTCGAAGCCCAGACTATACCTACAGCAACAAGTGAGCAGCAGCAGGCTTATTTCAGAAGGGTCAGGGTAGAAAACGACACCCCCAGCGGAGGAAGCTCAAATGGCTATTAAAAAATATATTAGCCCTGATGTCACATTTGGTACGATTCGGGATAACTTTAGAAAAACAATGGGCCAATACTGGGTGGCCAATACTAGTGGGGATTTAGAATACAACCCTGATGCAAAGAAAATACCAGATCCGGGAATTGGGTTTACTGGCGGTTTTGCCGATCCTGCCGTCCTGCTCATCGAGCCAGAAAACTCTTATGAAAGTATTAGGCAACTAGAAGTTAGAAGAATAGAAAATTCTTTAGACATTCCCCACGAAGAGTATGGTCTTGCTAGAAACGCTCTTCTTGGCATGGCCCAACTAAAATTGAAAGTAACCGGCACCGCAGCAGACTATGATTCATTAGGCAAATTTAGGGATGATCTGGCTTTTTTATTCGGCAACTCAGAAGGATTCTATCATGATCGTTGCTTTAGTTATACGGTACCGGATGTAGATTCCTATTCGTCTACATCGACTTATAATTATTTTGTTGAATCCTATGAAGCACTGATTCCGTCCGTGTATGAAACGGCTCTTCCAAACCATTATAATATTAATATTATAGACAGAACAGAAGATGAATTTGGATTAACTTTGTTTCCTGGTGGCGCTGGGGTTCTGTCGTCGGTGCCCACTACAGTTACCACATATCAGGAAAACTTGGATCATGCGTTGTTATATGGGAAAATCGATTCAAGTATTATAACAGATGATGGACTTTATGAGGATTCTTATACTGTACCTGACATTGTTCTTAGCGGGTTAAGCCTTGCAGAATATATAGATGCCGACCTGGAAGCCACTCTTAACTTAAAATATACAAAATACATTGAGGAGTGGACTAAAAATTATGTAGAATTAGACTCTAGAGAGGCACAGGGAATTGAAGATAGAAGTAAAAATATTATTATATCTACTTTGGGTACCGCCGTTATAGAAGAGGATATGAATAATATACTTCCTGTAAAGGATAAGATGCCCTTCTACTCATCGGTTTCTTTCCCATCGGAAGAGTACAAAGCTGGTTTAGATAATATTCTTCCTGCCCACACAATCGACCCGATAGCAAAAGTTATATCAGGGAATTCACTTTTTTCTTCTTTTGGTTCACATATAGCTGGGGTTTATGATTCTTCTTATCAGGATCCAAATCTTGGATTAAACATAGATAATGAATATGCCTTTTCAGGGATGACTTTTTATGACGAATCAGGAGAAGAAACTAGACTATTGGTCTCTTCATTCTTGGATGTCTATGAAACAGGGCTTCCTACTTTCTCAAACACAAATGCAAAATATAATTCATTTACTTCCGCATTAACATATCCTTTCTCAGTTCTGCCTTATTTCAGCTCTATTTTATCCAATACTCCTCCGAGTTCTGCTAAATCTTTCGATATAACAAATAAATTATTTATAGATTATGAAACGTATGAAACAAATTTTGCTAGGGATTTGGCTAGAATAGACGACCCAACCGATCCATTTGTACCAAACATCGCACAGTATTTGGCTTTTAAAAATTATGAGATGCAAACCACTCGATTATCCCACGACGAGCCTGGTCTTGCATCACTTTTGGGAGCCGGATTTGAATGGGGAATATCAAATCAAGCAAACTTTTCTTTTGGTTATGATAATTCAACAGATATTGGTCGACTATACACAGGGGCTTTTGAGGATGGCCAAACAGCTTATAACGAAACCGTTATGTATAGAATAGCAAAATATCGAGGAACGGATACAACTGCTGCGCCTATACAAAATATGTGGATCCCAAATTCTAAAGCCGACCTGGGAGGTACAAGTATATTGGCCCCTTATAGCGTAGGATCTTACGGGTCAAACATTGAATATATCGACACGCAAGTTAGATACGGACAAGTATATACTTATAAAGTCTCGGCGTTTAAATATTTGTTTGGATTGAAATACCAATATAAAGAACACAAAGCGCCTGGGATATCTGTGGTAGAAACCGTCCTTGACGAGAGCGCAACAGTAATTGGCTATATAGTCAAATGGACAGGGATGTCAAATTTGTTTGATGATTGGGAGGCGGCTACTGACTCGATGGCCCCAAACCCTGGAAGTAGCCCCGCTTATCCACACCACGTCTATGCTGAATTAGCAAACCCTGGAGTAGGTAGCGAATTGGAAATGGCCAATGACTACGCTACATATAGTGATGAAAATATTTATTATCTATCAATAGTCAGGCTTAATGAGATTTTGAAAAGATCCTGGACCCTCTCTATATTGCCCCAGGGGTTTCCATATGTTGATCCCATGAGGGGTGATTTCCTTAAAGTCCAGGATCTCCTTAACCCAGACTATGATACGAATGCGAGTCTACAAGAATTTTTTAGCTCTAACTTGACTTGGGAGGAGTTGACGAGCCCAGGCCCTTTTCCTACAACGGTTATCGATAGAGATATGATCACTGAATCCACACCAGTAAATTTTACAGAGGGCTCTGCCGATATAGACCTCGCCACCAAGATGGTAGATGGCGAATGGAACTTAGGGCCAAACACTAAAAGTAAGGTTAAAAACTTTAGCGTAGAAGGTTGGCTAAGATTATGGTTTGGAGCAATTGAGGGAGAGGATTATTCACATTTAAACGATCTGGGGGCGAGGGTAAAAAAAATGTGGTGCCCTCCTTCGGGACATGTTCTGCCTATATCATCCGGAATCCTCTCGACACCCGTGGCCCTGGTTACCGGGTTTGAAAATCGCTATAGGACTGGTAATCCGACTGTAGGAAGTGTGGAGGCTGTTGAACCAGGAGCAGGTTTAACGACCGTGACTACCACAGGGTATGAGGCAGAATATAATCTTAATATGTACCCAACAGCTGAAATAGTAGAGGTTCCTTACTTTACTTCTACCACATCTATCTTGTCAAACCCACCTCCACCACCAGAAATATCGGTTATACCTTATCGCGGAGTGAACGATACTTTATTATTCAGTTTTATAGCGACAGACATGGAGATCATAGCCAGTCCAGTCATAATAGAAGAGAGTGAAAAAAACCTATTCCTCCACCATTCCAAGGCCCAGGGCGTAAATTATGGAGATCCTCTTTTATTCAAGGTAGACGACATTCCATCATTCTTCCAAGTACTCAGAGTGGATAAAGCACCTTCAAGCTATTCTGATTTTTCTGGTAAACTCCAAGCTACCATATCAACTTTGATACCCGATTCGGATGAGTTTATCAGATCTACTTCGGCCAACTATAAAGAAAAATTACAGCCCAATATAAAGTATTATTATACCTTTAGGGCAGTAGACTTCCATGGAAACCTATCAAACCCAACGGCTGTTTACGAAATAGAATTGGTTGATGATGGCGGCGCAGTGTATTTGCTTATGCAAACCTACGAATTTCCAATTATATCTGATAAGGTTCCTTCCAAAACAATGAAGAAATTTATTGAGATTCTCCCTAGACTAGAACAAGTCACCGCAGATGTAAGTCAAAATTTCTTAGATGGCGTCGGGAATGCAGCAGAAGATCCGGACGATCCCATTGATATCACGCTCGGCTCAGACTCTATAGCTGATGAAGATAGAATTTGGGACAAGAAATTTAAGATGAGATTAACTTCTAAAAAGACTGGGAAAAAGATTGATTTTAATATGACCTTTAATAAAAAGGACGAAAGAGGACTTACTTAATTAGAGACTATTTAGTATAAGGACTATTTAGAAAATGGAGAGACATAAATATGGCTTTTTTAGATAACAGTGGCGATATCATACTTGATGCCGTTTTAACTGATGTGGGGAGAAGAAGATTAGCTAGAGGAGATGGCAGTTTTAAAATTGCAAAATTTGCTTTGGGTGATGATGAGATAAACTATAGACTCTATAATCCAAGTCATGCAAGTGGCTCGGCATATTATGACTTAGAGATCCTACAAACCCCTGTGCTAGAGGCGTTTACAGATCCTGAAGCTCAAATGCACCATAGACTTATTTCTTTAAGAAGGAATGACCTTTTGTACCTTCCCATTTTGGAACTATTTGAAAGTGGCGATAGCACAAGACACGCTGGTACCAATTCCTTTTTAGTTGCGGTTGATACCGATACGGAAGATGCCCTTGGTGATTTAGGTGGACTTATCTACGGTGCCGAGGTTGGCTCCGTGTTGAGCAGCTTCGTGCAAATTGATCAAGGTGTGGATGCAAATGGTGTTTTGGCCGTCTCTGCTCTGTCGGGAGATTTGTTAGAGACTCAATATCAGGTAGAATTAGATAATAGATTTGGTTCGATATATAACTCTGGCGGATCTCGTGCCCGTGTTTCATTCGTCAACGAACATAGCATGGCTAGTTACTATGTAGGACTCGGAACAGACGCAACTTATGTATCTAGGATTACGGATCTGAGCGCAGGAGCCTCTTCTATTAATGGCAGGCGAGGCACGAGGCTAAGCTTTAAGATAGGAGCTTCACTAGATTTAAATGGTAGTACGTCTTTGTTCACAAAGTTTGGCGGTACTTCAACAATTACCGCTGCTGATGCTAGTAGCGTATCTGTCTATCATATTGATTCTGTTGCAAGAGTAACTGGTGTCACTACTGGCTACAGTATGGATATCCCCATTAGATTCATTAAAAAAGTATAATATAGGAAGGTAAAATATGGCAACGACATTTAAAAGCTTAGGTAGTGGTGATGTAACAACGACAAGAACTTTGTTGCATGAATCTATTCCAATTACCGGTTCGATAGTTTCTGGTACATATGGTGGAGACGCGGTAGCGCTGGGAGCGGAAGGGCACGTTAAGACATACTCCCATGGAATGTTTGAGAGCGTTTTTGATTATCCCTATCTAAGCTCTTCTGCCAATCATATTTTTGATATTACTGCTGGGTATGCCTCTACTTCTGTTTTATCGGGAGCGAGCAACACCCAAAATTCTAAGAAAATCAATATCTATAATCAGATGGCTCAGGTCCTTGTAGGATATGACATAACTGGAGCAGTTCGCTTATTTGACGAAGACGGAGATATTGTTTCTGGTGGTACTAAGCTTAATGAGTGTTACTTCTTAAACTTTACTAGACTACTCACTAAGGATGAAATTAAGAAGGGCTCATTTGAATTAGAGCTTGGGGTTAACAGCGACCATGACCAAGCCGGTGGAGTATTCACGAAAAGAATTAAGTTGACAGACACGAGCGGTTCAAATGGATACTTTGTTAATTCGCCAGCTGGCGAATATGGAGTGCTATTCGCCTCTTCCTCTGTCGGAACTTCTGCTTTGCTAACGAGCGAAACGCTAGGAGACGCAACTACCAATCCAGCATGCGGTTTGATTTTTTATCAAGCTGGTGTGGCCGTTATTTCGGGTTCGGTGTTTAATGATACCGGAATTGGTGGCATTCTACACAATACCAATACCGACGCTATGGAAATGATAGACGGACTTGGTTACAATGGGTTTGATTTCATCACAGGCTCAACTAATGATGTTGTTGCCGACCAGATTAGAAACAGAATTTATAATATCTCTTTCAACAACACTACGGAACTTAATTCAACAATCTATTTCTGTAGGGCCAACAACACAGACTTTAATTATAGTGCCAATCCAACGTACCTCTCTACCTCCAATGGGCCTAGTGAGATTGTTATTAAGGATGGCACGAGAACAAATGATCCATTAACGTATATTACAACTGTCGGTCTTTACTCTGCCGATAACGAATTGTTAGCGGTTGCTAAAGTTTCTGAGCCCCTAAAAAAGGACCCGTCGAACGAGTTAACATTAAGGGTCCGCTTAGATTACTAAGGAGGGCTTATGGCTTTTTATAAATTCTCAGATAATGATTTATTCGTTAACCATATAAAAACGAACCCATCATGTAAATTTGATATGTACGACTCCAAGACTTATTATAATAATAAGTCAGAAATGGTAGGAGCGTTTGTCAGTAATGTACCTGGAATTCCTACTGGACACATCAGTCTTCATGAAGTAAATGTAGATAGAAACTCTACAGACACTGGACTTGTTTTTCCGTTTCTGCAAAGAGACAGTTCTTTAACAACCTTTAAAACAATCTCCACAAGTGATTACTATTCCACTGATTATGGTTCTTCAATTAATGCTGTGAGTGGTGCTGAGTATCCCTTGTCTGCTTCTATAACAAGGGAATTCTTTGATGATAATCATTTTTCTACAATGAAAACGAATAACGAGACAACAGTTGATACCGAACGCACAGATCATGGGGGAGAACTAGCGTTGTCAGACCCACCGTTAACCGGAGATGGATTACCTAATTATAAAATAGATGATGATTTTATTTATGCTCCGACAACACTAGCAGGTTCAAGTAGTCTTGATAGGTATATAAGACTTAAAGGATTATTGTCCTCTTCGCATGTGAACACACTTGCAAGTACGATTAACCATTATTCGAACATGAGCCCCCACTTTAGATACTCAGCCAGTTTTGGATCGGGATATCAAAGAGATTTAGACACAGTACCAGTAAACCTTATAAGCATTCCAAGCATTTTTTATGGCTCAAATCTTGAGAGAGGGACAATAAGTTTAAAATATTATCTTACTGGCACTTTAATCGGAGAGATCAAAGATGAAAATAAAAATGGAGAACTAATCCAAGTAGGCCCTGAAGGGAGCACGGGATCCGGCAGTGTAGCTGGGATTGCCCTATACAGCCAAGGATTTGTTCTACTTACAGGTAGTTGGGACCTACAAACTACTGGTCCGTCTAGTGATGCTCAATTGGATTATAAAAACACTGGAACAGCTGTTACCTCATCATGGCTTTACTTTGCTGCTGGAACGAATGACGGTATACCTGCGGACGGTGATAGCTTGGGAACAAGATATTCTGCAAGCTACTCCATGCATTTCTCAGGCACAAATGAAGTGCCGGTTATAACTATGTTTGCCCATGCAGCAAAAGGTCACCTTAACTATTCTAATAATCCGACGTATTTAAGCCACAGTACGGCAGAAAGCGATTACAATGCCATAACAAGTTCAATTTCGTATTTAGAACCAGACTTAGCAACAACAAATATTGTTAGCTCTTCCTTTTCAAACCCAACGGCCAGTTTCGCCAAGGAGACTTATATTTCAAGGATTGGTCTTTATGATGAAAATAGAAATTTAATTGGCGTGACAACTGTGGCGAAACCGGTTAAGAAGACAGAAGATAGGGAGTTTACGTTTAAAATGAAGTTGGATGTATGATACTAGGATTGGATGTTAGTACGTCAGTGACAGGATATACAATTTTAGATGAAGATGCAAACATAATAAAATGTGAAGCATGGGATTTAAGGAACAAGCGATACTTTCCGGATCTCTATAGTAAAGGATCGCTTATTAAAAAAGAGTTGGAGGAGATAAAAAAAGAATATCTCATCTCTCACATCTATATTGAAGAACCCTTCACCTTCTTTCGAGCAGGAGGCTCAACAGCCAAGACAATGGCAAAGCTACAAGCATTTAATGGAATAGTATCCTGGCTGTGTCGTGACATTTTTAACTTTAATCCGACACACATCTCTTCTGCCAAAGCAAGAAAGTTAAATGGTATCAAAGTATCAAGAGGACAAAAGGCAAAAGAAGTTGTTTTGAACTATTTATTGAAGAATGAAGAGTCTTTTACTATCGAATATACTAATAGGGGAAACCCTAAACCCGTTTCATACGATAGAGCAGACAGCCTAATTATAGCGAGAGCCGGTTCTCGACTGCTTGGAGAAAAACCAGAATGAGTCTAAAATTAACGGAAGCCCAGATTTTTCAGATGATTGAAGAGGAGTCTAAATTTCTTGTTGAGGTAAAGCAAGAGATTCCGCCCGACCTAATCTGGGGGGAGATAGAAGGCAAAATTGTTAAATGGTGGCAACTGATAGACTTGTGGAAAGGCTATCGGGCTCCTGAGAAATGGAAAAAAATAAAAGGCTTTTCGCCAGCAAGAAAAGCTTCGTTTCTGTATAGTGCTATGGGAGGACAAGTAGGAACTGATGAGGGTATGGTTTATGCTTGCCTCGCCAACTCCAAGGAAGAGAACGAACTAATTGAAGCAAAATATAATGAGCGACATGGCGACAACGCCCTGAAACAACACTTGTCAGGTGAACTGAGGGATTTTGGGGAGGTTAAGTATCTCACTATAGCCTTGCTACTTTTAGAGGGACACAAACGGTGGCTTTGGTCAGCGGAGAACTCGCGGGTGAGATTGGGAGCGATAGAAGCGGAATACGCAGACGAAGAGGAACCAACAGCTGAAGAGGAATACGAAGAGGAATACGAAGACGAAGAGGAATACGAAGACGAAGAGGAATCAGCAGACGAAGAAGAGCCAGCAGTTCCTCCTGCTTCTACACCTACTCCTGCTTCTACACCTACTCCTGCTTCTGCTCAGAGAGGGAAAATCTTATTCCCTAAAAGCGATGAGGTTGGGCAAATTCAGGCAATCTTGAATAGGAGAGGTGCAAGCCTTACTCCAGATGAATTGTTCGGCCCTAAGACTTTGGCTGCATGGCAGGAGGCTACAAATAGCACAACCGTACCGAGATCGGCGAAAGAAGCTCTAAAAGCTCTAACCCCACAGGCAGTCCCACAGGCAGCCCCACAGACAGCTAGTGCTCCTGGGTATAAAATTCCCCCAAGAAAGATTCAAGCCCAGATTCTTGCTTACGACAAAGCAATAAGACTAAGTACGAATGGTTGGAAGCCCGAGGGCACAGGGATCAACTATGCTGCCCCAAAACCCAAAGATCTCCAAAATGATAAGTTTTATGCCCAGTTTGACTTGAAGGACCTCCAACGAAAAATAGCAGATCTTACCACACAAGCTCAATCCGCCAGAGTGAACATTAAAAAAAAGAATCTAACTAAACAATTAACCGCAGCAACCACAAATTATAAGGAAAGAAACCAGCGTATCCTTAATGCGAAGCAAGAGCGAGAGAAATTGGAAAGAAAATATTCTACATCTTCCCTTAGCGAAGCGCAGATACAAGAGATCATCCAGGAAGAGACTCTTAAGGTATTAAAAAAAAAACTAGATGAAGACATAGGAGCACAGTTGGGCGCTGCCGAGAAAAGCTCGGCTCGTGGGTTGGGTTCCCTGGGAGCTAAGAAAGGAACCTTCGCTTCAAAAGTATCGACAGCAGCCAAAGGAGCTTATGGTGCTACAAAGACTGCTGGTCAGGCCATGGGATTCATCGGGGATAGAGGTAGCAAAGCTCTAGTAGCGGCAGCCGGGAGTGCTAAGAAGGGGACCGGGTCAGCTCTGCTCAGATTTCTTGGTGTTGGTATAGTAGGTAGACTGGTAGGTTGGTTCTTTTCCTGGCCTGTGATGGTTGGCTGGCAGGTGTGGGATGAGCTTGTATCCCCATTTACAATAGAGGCAGAGCGCGGAGACATAACAAAAACTTACAAGCAAATGGCTAATTCACAGGAGGCCTCCCAAAAGAGAGACAATATAGATAAATTCTCTGGGGACTTCCTTATCAAGGTCCAGGAGTACGTGAAGGGCTATAAAGGCTTTAGCTTCTTAGACCTCGTTTTAGACCTTACGGGTGGCTTGACAAATATAATTCTTAATTTTAACACCGATTTGGTTGGGTTTATCACTTCTAAATTCACAGACAATCCCGTGTCAGCTGCGATTAAGAAGAGGAGAGTCGAAGCTTCTGTGCAATTCTTTAAGGTTTTACAAGAGTACGGACCCGAAGTTAGAGACAGCGAAGGAAACATCGTTCCCAACACCCCCCAAAAGGTACAGAGTTTAGAACAAGCCCTTAGTACCAAGATTGATGAGTTTCTTAAGCAAGAATACGATATCCTGTTAACAACTGATATGGCGGAACTAATAGGAGATTCTATTCCCACCAAAGACGAAGCGAAAGCAGAATTGCAAGCGTCGGCCAATCCATTAATCAAAGCGTGCTTAGACTATTATAGTTTTATAGGAGGGGCACAGGCTTCCCAAGGCAGAAAAGCTTCTGCCACTACTACAGCAGGCCCCACAGCAGGCCCCACAGCAGGCCCCACAGCAACTGGGGCAGCAGCAGGGACCGCTGTTGCAGCCACCACTAGAACAACACCTAAGCCTGCTACCTACTCTGGCAGAGCTAGGGAGCTGACGCAGAAAGTTGTTGATCTTCTTAAGTCACACGGGGTTAAGGACAGCGACCAGCAAGGTGCTTGGATTTCTTGGTCGAAGCGAGTGACCAAGAAGGACAACACTGTTAGAGACCAAACTATACTCTCTGTTATAGAGGAGTGGTTTGGTCTCACAGGTGAAAAAACTATGAGAGAAAACCGCGAACTCATGGAAGCTGTTGGCCTTGTTTTGCCTGTGAAAGGTGAATATGAATTCGAAGATTTTGTTCGCTGGCTTGAAGACAACAATGAGCAGTCTGGTTTGCCACCCAAATATGGGCTCTGGGATCCCAGACATCTTCGGAGATATTTAAACTATGTTCGCACCTTCAAGAGAAGTGAAGCCCGTGCTGCAAGGCAAGACAAAAGGTCAGAAAGAATTTCTAACAGGGCCAAAGAAAATAGAGAAGAAATCTTGTCCTTAGCCCGTGAGCTTGAAAGCCTTGGGGATTCCAAAAAGGACGCCAAGAAGGTAAATCGAATAAATAAGAAGATTGAGAGATTGACAGGTGCAGCCGAAAGAAAAGATACGAGAGCGCAGAAAGTGCAGAAAGTCAAGCTCAGAAAAAAAGATGTTAAGAATTTAGAAGAAACTATATATAAACATGTGGAGAACAATAAAATGAAGATTACTAGGAAAGAACTAAATAGAATTATTCTACAGGAAGTGGCTGCTGTCACCGAAGCTGGCAGTGAATGGCTACAGGGTAGGGACCCTGGTGCGCTTGTCGGTAGACCCGGTGCCACCCTTGGCGACCTTACAGACATAGAGAAAGAAACATTGAGGTCTAAGGAGTGGGCGGATACGGCTATGGATATGGATGCTGGATTTGATTACGACGAGACAGATAGTATCGATTTTGAAGATGGGGTCGAAGTGCTTAAGCAGCAAGCCAACAAATTAGCAGATGAGATAGCTGGTATGTATATGCAGTATGAAGACCTAACTAAAGAGCACACCCGATTAAGAGGGGAACGTAAGAGCACCAAGTGGCCTAGAAAGAGAAGGGAGATAGAGACTAAGATAGCTGGTATCGTTAAACGGATGAACGGCATAAAGGGTCAGATTAATAAGGCTTGGAGTAAATCAGTGGAGCTTCCCCCCACCGGCTACACCGAAAAAGTTAATGATGCACTACAGAGCCCTGGATCAAAGGCATATTCTGCCCTCATGGCTAAAGTTCGAAGTGGTAGAACTGTTTGACACCTAACTAAAGCCATGCTATACTCATGGCATGAGAGAAAAGCTTCAGATCCTGAAAGATGTTCTTGGACAGTACCGTGTGTCGAACCAAGAACATCTTTTTCTATGTCCATATTGCGAACACCACAAAAGAAAATTCTCCATTAATATAGAAAAGAATGTCTATAAATGTTGGGTTTGTGATACTCGTGGCCTTGACATATATCAGATTATTCGTAAGCACGGCTCTTTTAATAATGTCCAGCAGTGGAGGGTCCTCACCAACAAGGTAGAAATAGGTGAATTTGACAACCTTTTTGGAGAACCAGAGGAGATAAAAGAAGAAAAGATACCTCTTCCAAAAGAGTTTGTCTCTCTTGTTAATGATGCTCCTGTCACAGCTAGACCACCTCTGAACTATCTAAAAAAACGTGGAGTGACAAAAGAAGACATTCTTCGATGGAAAATAGGATATTGCTATGATGGGGTCTACAAAAATAGAATTATTGTCCCATCATTTGGTATGACGGGCTATGCTAATTTCTTTATTGCCCGTTCATATAACGGAGATTGGAAGAGATATAAGAATCCCCAAGTCAATCGAAATATCATCTTTAATGAGTTATACGTTGATTGGGACAAAGATGTTATTTTAGTTGAGGGTGCCTTTGATGCTATTCGAGCTTATTCTATTGGCTCATCGATACCTCTTTTGGGGTCCACATTGAGGATAGAATCCAAACTATTCCAATCAATAGTGAGGCATGATCCAAAAGTTTATGTCGCATTAGATGAAGATGCGCAATATAAATCTTCAAAGATAACTCAAAATCTAATGAAATATGGTATAAAAACTTATTCAATAGATACTTCTGGCTACGAAGACATAGCAGAAATGCCAAGAGAAGTTCTTCAAATTAGAAAAGAAGAAGCAACTGTAATGGATTCAAACAACTATTTATTCCAGAGAATAAGGAGTTTATAATATGCTTAAAATTTCAGATAATGACATTATGTCTTTGGTAAATAAATCCTTCCAGAGGGAAGCCAGAAAAAGGGGCCTTCTCGCTGAAGAAGAGGGTAACGAAGGGATCAAACAATTAGACATAAAGCTTTTTAAACTCTTTATAAATGAAAAGTTATGGGGTACTTCTAGGGAGAAATCTCTAGAGGGTAGACTATTAAATCAGGTAGTGTCCACTATTAAAGGAGAGACAGCATTAGAAAAAATACTAGATCTTAATAATATTATTAATGACCAAGTAAAGACTTCTACGAAAGATTGTTCCTTTGACCAATTATTTTCTAGAATAACCCTGTTAAACACAATTAGTTCGTTGGTTCACGAATTCGAGCCAGGAGCAGGCGGGCAAATATTAGAAGGATTTTTAGCAGGATTGCTGGGTGGCCGACAAGTTAAATCCCTCGGAGGCCAGCAGGAAGACTTGGTAGATTTAGAGGCAGGAGAAAAATTTTATAGTATAAAACTTATGACACCGAATACAGAACACAAAGCAGGAGCAAAGGGTAGCTATGACCTCTTATATCAAAATCTTTTTATGGAAGGTAAAGCAATAGAGTATATTATCTTTTTGAAAGCTACGGAAAACAAGATAATAGTAAAGAGCTTTGTTATTACAAAAGATAATATATTATCTTTTTTTAGTGATAAATATCGATCAAAAGTGGAGGGGTACCTCTCCTTGAGGATGGAAGGGACAGAATCAACCATAGCTCTAAAGCAAACTGGTTTGGGGAAGAAGTTTCATTTACGAAAGTCCTACTACAGTAGATCAGAAAGCTATGGCGAGGGGGTGTTAGATATAGATACAATAGCTATGCTTAAGGCTGCCGAGGCTAATTTGATTGAACTGGCAGTGGAAGCTAGTAACCTTATCACATCGGTTAATAACATGATAGAGGGTGTGAACTCTTATCTCTTGGCAAGCAGCCTGCCATCCGACGCTCAAGCAAAAGTCCAGGACGTTAGTAATAATATAAATATATTTGCACAAAAACAACTAACATCTTGTGGCTAAAGAGAACATAACCAGTTATAAGCTAACAAAACCGGAGGAAGGATGGGACTTAAATTCTGTCACTTGGCTGACACACATATTAGAAACCTTAGGTATCACAAGGAGTATAGGGGAGTATTCAGCCAATTATACGAATATCTCAGAGAAGAGAAGGTAGATTACATTATACATTGTGGCGACATAGCCCATACAAAGACTCAGATATCTCCAGAATTTGTAGATATGTGCTCAGATTTTTTAAACAGTTTAGCGGATATTGCCCCAACGTATGTAATACTTGGGAACCATGATGGTAACCTTAAAAATTCAGGCCGTTTAGACGCCCTCACGCCTATCGTAGAGGCTCTTGGGCACCCAGACCTACATCTGCTCAAGGACTCCCAGGAAGTTTATTTAAGGGACGGTTTTGCCCTTAATGTGCTATCTGTATTTGATGAGTACGGCTGGGATGATCCATCCAATTATGATAATGTAAATATAGCCGTATATCATGGGTCAATTTCCAACTGCCAGACTGATACTGGTTGGATTATGGAGAAGGGTGAACATGATATAAATATATTTGAAGAGTTTGACTATGCCTTTCTCGGAGATATTCATAAGGAGCAAGCCATGGATAGTAAAGGTAAGATCCGCTATCCAGGTTCCACCATACAGCAAGGGTTTGGAGAAACAGAGGATAAAGGTATACTTATCTGGGAGATACAGGATCGGGACAGATTTACAGTTAAAAGAAAGACCTTTCATAATCCCAAGCCTTTCATCACCGTTGAATTGGAGCAGGGCAAGGTACCAGAAATAGAAATCCAAGAGGGTGCTCGTGTACGTCTTGTGTCTATTGAGAATATAACTCTTGAGGATATGAAGAAGGCTGTCGATGTAGCCCAACATAAATTTAAGCCTGAAAGTATTTCCTTTTTAAGTAGAAACATAAGTCAGCATAGTCTTGCCAGCGATACAGTGGAAAATATTCATCATGATGACCTTCGGGATATTGTAGTCCAGCGTAGACTCATAAAAGAGTTCTTAGCAGATTATCAATTAAATGATAACATTATAAATAAGATAATTGAGTTGAATGACAAATACAATTTGATGGCCGAAGAAAAAGAAGAGATTCTTCGAAATGTTAATTGGAAGATTAGAACCTTAACTTTTGACAACCTCTTTAACTATGGAGAAGATAACAGAGTAAATTTTGCCAACCTTAATGGAATAGTCGGGATCTTTGGAAAGAATTTCTCTGGCAAATCTAGTATTATTGATAGTTTTCTCTACACAATGTTTAATACAACATCAAAGAATGAGAGAAAAAATCTTAACGTCATAAACTATGATAAAGATTATGCCTGTGGTGACCTGGAGCTTATGACAGAAGACGGAACCATATGGAACATCAACAGAAAGTCAGATAAATATACTAAGAAATCAAAAGGCCAACAGATTGTTGAAGCTAAAACAGATGTCGCGTTTTTTTCTACTGCAATAGATGGTATATCAACCATTCTGAATAGCACTACGAGAAATGAAACTGATAAAGAGATAAGAAAAACTTTTGGAACAATTGATGATTTCTTACTCACATCTATGTCATCGCAGCTAGATTCACTTTCTTTCATTAGAGAAGGGTCTACCAAGAGAAAAGAAATCTTTGCTAAGTTCCTGGATCTTGAATTGTTTGATAGAAAGTTTAAGTTTGCCAAGTCGGAAGCGTCTAGCCTGCGTGGTGCTCTGAAGAGGCTTGAGGGCAAGGACTTCGCTTCTTCTATAGACGAAGTCCTATACGATTTGCAGGAGTGTATTTTTGAACACGAAGAAAAGCAAAGCGAAAAGGCAAAAGTAGAAGAGTCTATCAAGGAGCACAATATTGCTATCGAAGAGTTAAATATAATGATACGTGATACTCCCACTGAGCTTATTAATATTGCCAAACTTCGCCGAGAGCTTACTAATAAGAAAAACCAACATATTTCTTTAGTAGACGCCAACGCAGACCTCAAAGAAAAGTTGATGTTTTCAACAGAGATGCTACAGCAGATACAAGAATATATCAATAATTTTAACATTGATGTTTATAGGAATAGGATCAACAAATCCACGGAACTTGAAAATTTATTATCAAAGATAGATAATAAAATAGGGCAAGAAGAGAGAGCCAAATCCAGGAACGAAAGACAGACTTTAATTTTGGATGGAATTCCTTGTGGAACGCAATATCCAACCTGTAAGTTTATTAAAGATGCCTATGTAGCTAAAGCAAATATACCTGAAAATGAAAAGAGCATAGGTATCTTGTCCAACAAGAAGGAGGAATGCAAAGAAAAAATATCCGCCTACCAAGCTGGAGAGGCCAAGACTTATGTTGAAAAATATGATAGACTCTTAAAGAA